CGCGCTGTCTTCCTCTTCAAAAGCCAGATCGCCTACAAGAAGCGCCTGCGCCTGGTCGACCGTGACAGCGTGCGCGACATCGAGCAGACCCTGCAGCAAGAGGTCGACACCGCTCTCTCGCAATCTCTCCAGCGCCTAGCAGCGAAAGGACGGGGCTGATGAGTCTCAAGACATTCACGGGTCCTTTTGAAACTTCCTCGCGCGTGGGTTCATTCAGGCGCGAAGACGCGGTAGCGGGTGGGTTTTGGAATAGTCCGGTTTTTAGTCCGGCGTGTGGTGGTTGTCCGGCGTTTGTGAGCGATGCGGCTCTTGGGGGTGGTCCGGTATGACGGTGCAACTCATCACGAAGGCGGCTTACGCGCGGCACCGGGGGTGCGACGAGAAGGCGGTGCGCAAGGCGATCAACGAGGGGCGCATCAGCGCGATCGGCGGGAAGATCGACCCGGCGGTGGCGGACATCCAGTGGGCGCGCAACACGCGGGCCCGTGTGGGATCAAAAGACGGTGCAGACGTCGGCACAGGCGACCCGCTCAGCGCCACGAGCGCACCAGTCGCCACCACTGCAACGCCTGCACCTGCGCTTGACGGCTACAACGCGGCCCGAGCCCGCACCGAGCTGGCCAACGCCAGCATGGCCGAGCTGCAGCTGGCGAAGCTGCGCGCCGAGGTGCGTGATGTGAGCGACATCAAGCGCGCCGGCTTCGACATTGCCCGCGAGCTGCGCGATGCGCTCGACTCATCGGTCAACACCCTGGCCGCCGACCTGGCGCCGCTCACCACGGCCGACGCCTGCGCCGCCGTTCTGCGCCGGCACAACCGCACCATCCAGGAGATGCTGGCCAAGAGCCTGCGCGAGAAGTTCAGCCTGGTGCTGGAGTCCGCTGCATGAGCCGCCGGGCCGTCCCCAAGGCGAATAGCGCTGCAGCGCAAGGCGCGGAGGTTTTCGAATGAGCGACATGCACGACGGCTACCACCTGATGCTCGACGCATTCGCGCGCGGGATTGAGCCGGATTCGAACAAGCCGGTCGACGTCTGGGCCGACGACAACATGATCGTGCCCAAGGAAACCGGCGCGTCCGAGCCCGGCCAATACAAAACCTCGCGCACGCCTCACGCGCGCATGCCCATGCAGTGCCTCAGCGCCGACCACCCCTGCAAGCGCGTCGTGGCCATGGTTGCCTCGCAGATGTTCAAGAGCCAGGTGGGCCTGAACTTCATGGGCGAGACGGTGCACCAGCGGCCCATGAACTTCATCTGGGTGGTGCCCACCGGCAAGCTGCACAAGCGCGCCGCCGCACGGATCGACAAGGTCGTCGCCGCCGTCCAGGTCCTGCGCGATCGCTTCGCCCGCCCGGCCTCGCGCGTGGCCACCAACAACAACGACATCAAGGCCTACCCCGGCGGCGCGCTCTACATCGCCACCGCCGGCGCCGCAGCCAACCTGTCCGAGCTGTCGGCCACCTACGGCGTGTTCGACGAGATCGACCGCGCAAAAGATAACGTGGGTGGCGAAGGCTCACCCGAAGAGCTGCTCGAAACCCGCATGACCAGCCATGACCGGGACCGCAAGACCTACTACCCGAGCTCGCCCACCATCGAGGGCGAAAGCCCCATCCAGGCGCTGTATGACCGCGGTACCCAGCGCGTGGCCCTGGCCGAGTGCATCCACTGCGGCCACGCGCAGCCGCTTGAGTTCTTTGACGACGACGGCGACCCCCGCCTTTTGCGCAGTGACGACGGCCAGCAGGCCTTCTACCCCTGTGTCGAATGCGGCGGCCTGCACGGCGAGGGCGACAAGACCCGCATGTTCGCGCGCGGCCTGTGGAGCGAGGGCGTGCCCGGCGATGGTGAGACCGAGAGCTTCACCGCTTCGGCCATGTTCCTGCCTTACGGCTGGCTGCCGTGGATCTCGCTGCTCAAGCAATACGACAAGGCCAAGGCCCAGCTCGAAGAGGGCAACGAGCAGTCGATGATCGTCTTCTACAACACACGCCTGGCCAAGTGCTGGGCGCGCGACAAAGAAGCCACCCGCTACGAAGGCCTGCTTGCCCGCGCCGAGCCATACCCCCTGCGCGTGGTGCCCGCCGGCGGCCTAGTGCTCACCGCCGCCATCGACGTGCAGGCCTACCGGCTTGAGTTTCAGTGCGAGGCCTGGGGCGAAGGCATGGAACACTGGCCCATCGACTACCAGGTCATCCATGGCGACCCCGCCAGCCAGCAAACCTGGGACAAAGCCGACGAGCTGCTGCGTGGCCGGTACCGGCACGCCGGCGGCGGCATGCTCGGCATCAGCGCGGCCTTCGTCGACTCGGGCGGCCACCACACCCAAGAGGTCTACACCTTCACCCAGGCCCGCCAGCACCGAAACGTTTATGCCATCAAGGGCGATGCCAACAAGAAAAACCGCCCCATCGTCGGCAACAAGCCCACCATCATCGGCTACGACAAGCGCGGCAAGACAGATCGGCGCGGCCCCAAGCTGTGGATCATCGGCACCGACACCGCCAAAGACTACCTGCAGGCTCGCTGGAAGCTCGCGCAAGGCCCCGGCGCCATGCACTTCAGCCAGGCGCTGCCCGAAAGCTGGTTCAAGGGCCTCACCGCCGAGTACCGCACCAGCGGCTACAAACGCGGCCGCAAGGTCAGCTGGTGGGAGCAAAAGAAAGGCGAGCCCAATGAGCCGCTCGACCTGACGGTCTACAACCTGGCCGCCGCCTTCATGCTCGGCCTGCACCGCAAGAGCGAGCACGCCTGGCAGATGCTGCGCGATCGCCTGGTGCCGTCCGTGGGAGATCTGTTCGACCAGACCGAGCCCACCCCCGTGGATGCCCCTGTTGACACGGCTGGCAATGCCCCGGCCGCGCCACCCGGCGCCGTGCACACGCCTGCACCTGCCACCAACCCGCCCGCCGCACGCAAGGTGGTGGACGGCCGCATCACCCTCGCAGGCCTGCGCCGGGATAAGTCATGAAGCACCTGCAGGTCGTCCCTGGCGTTGACGAAAAGGTCGACCCCGACATCGTGCAAGAGGTCCTGCGCCGCGTCATTGCCCTGTCGCCCGGCTTCAGCCTGGCGCTGGCGCAGCAGATCGAGCAGCAGGTCAAGGCCGAGCTGGGCGGGCGCCGGGTGTTTGTGCCCAAGGGTGTGCAGCGCCGCCTGACCCCCGAAGAGCAGCGCCAGGCCTACCAGGACGGCCTGAGCAACATGCCCACCCCCGAGGTGCAGGCCAAGCACAAGATCAGCCGCGCCAGCCTGTACCGCCTCATGAAGCGCGGGCCCGGCGGCTAGGGTCGTCTCAATTTGCCCTATTTGAGACAGCCCGAAGACCGTAATCTCGCGTCAACATTGGAGCCACGCCTATGGCCGGAATTTCTCTCGCGCAAGCCCAAACCCAGCTCGATGCGTACCTCGCCGCCGAAACCGCCGTGCTGTCCGGCCAGCGCTACAAGATCGCAGACCGCGAGCTCACCCGCGCCGACCTGGCCGGCATCCAGGCCGGCATCAAGCTCTGGAACGACCGCGTCGTGCAGCTCAGCAACAGCGCCAGCGGCCGCAGCCGCGCCCGCACCGTGATTGTGGGCGGCTGACCATGGCCAAACGCCGCGCCCACGCCCCCCGCCAGCCCGCCGCAGATCCGCAGCTCACCGCGCTGCGCACGCTGGCCGCCCAATACCTGGCCCAGGCCATCACCCAGCCCGCTGGCAACGACAGCGGCGTGGCCCAGCCCAGCGCCTACGCCGGCGGCGGCTACACCGGCGCGCGCATAGACCGCGCCCAGCTCAGCCGCTGGCAGGTCTCGGCCGGCTCCCCGCGCAGCGATCTGAGCGGTACCGACCTGGCCACCCTGCGCGCCCGCAGCCGCGACCAGATGCGCAACGCCCCCGTGGCGCTGGGCGGCGTCAACACCGCCGTGAGCCACATCGTCGGCACCGGCCTGAGCATGACGCCGGCCATCCCCGCCGAGCGCCTGGGCCTGGACGAAGACGCCGCCGAAGACTGGCAGGAAGACACCCGCTACCGCTTCGGCGTCTGGGCCGGCTCGGTGGACTGCGACCTGGAGCGCCAGCAGAACTTCTACGGCAAGACCGAACTCTTCCAGCGCTCCTGGCTGGAAAGCGGCGACGCCTTTGCCTTCACCCCCCTGATCGAACGCAACGGCCGCCGCGTGCTGGCCATCCAGCTGGCCGAGGCCGACCGCGTGTGCAACCCCCAGGGCCGTGCCAACAGCGAAGACCTGTTCGAAGGCATCGAGCTGAGCCCCACCACCCGCGAACCCATGTTCGTCCACGTCGCCCGCCGCCACCCTGGTGACGTGCCCAGTGGCGTCAACGTGTGGGACAAAGTGGCCGTGCGCGGCGCCAGCACCGGGCGGCGCAATGTGCTGCACGGATTCAAGCCTCTGCGCCCAGGGCAGGTGCGCGGCGTGCCGTGGGTGGCCCCCATCCTGGAGCCCCTCAAGCAGCTGCAGCGCTGGAGCGACGCCGAGCTCAACGCCGCCGTCACCAGCGCCATCTTTAGCGTCTTCGTCAAGATGGACCCCAACGCCTTCGGCGACATCTACGACGAAGAAGCGCAGGAAGACATCGTCGCCCGTGCCAGCTGGTCCGGCGAGATGGAAAGCGGCAAAGCCGTCAACCTGCTGCCCGGCGAAAGCATCGAAGCCCCCGCGCCCGGCCGGCCCAACCCCGCGTTCGACCCGTTCTGGACCTCCATGGTCCGCCAGATCGGCATGGCGCTGGAAATCCCCTTCGAAGTGCTGGTGATGCACTTCCAGAGCAGCTACAGCGCCGCGCGCGCCGCGCTCCTCATGGCCTGGAAGATGTTTCGCAGCCGGCGCGACCTGCTGGCCAGCACCTTCTGCCAGCCCATCTACGAGCTGTGGCTGGAGCAGGAAGTGGCCGAGGGCCACATCAGCTGCCCCGGCTTCTTTGCCGACCCCATGGTGCGCGCCGCCTGGTGCAGCGCCGTGTGGACGGGCGACGGCCCCGGCAGCATCGACCCCGCCAAGGAAGTGGCCGCCGCCAAAGAGCGCGTGGCCCTGGAGATCTCCACGCTGGATGCCGAGAGCATCTTGCACGACGGCATCGACTGGAAGACCAAGCACCGCCAGCGCGTGCGCGAAGTCAACGCGCAAAAGGCAGACGGCACCTGGCTGGCCCCCGCCGGCGCCGCCATGCCCGCGCCGCCACCGGCAGAGCAGGGCGACGACGAAGAAGAAAAGCCAGGCGGCCAGCCCGACAACGCCACGCAAGACGCCCTGGCCGCGCTGAGCGACCGCATCACCGCCCTGGCCAGCGAGCCGCGCAGCATCACCATCCACACCCCGCCCATCGAAGTGCGCGCGGGCGACGTGCACCTGGGCGGCGTCACTGTGGACGGGCACGAGATCAACGTCAACCTGCCCGAAGGCTGCGTCCAGCTCGAAGCCCACATCGAACCCGCGCCCACCCCGCAGCTCATCGTGCAAAACAGCGTGCAGCCCGCGCCCGTGGTCATCGCCCAGCCCAGCCAAAGCGTGGCTGTGCACGAGCGAGACCCCGCCACGCAGGAACTGCTGCGCACCGTCACCACCCATAGCGGGGCCGCACTCACCCCGGCGCAGAGCGCCAGCAAGTAACCCAGGAGCAACAACATGGCAAAGTGGGCAAGCGCATCCGTCCTTGATGGCGGCACAGATCTGATCCGAACCCTCGCGGGCACGGCATCGCGCGTGAAAATGCACGTCATCAAGGCATACACGGCGGGCGACAGCTATGCCACGGTGGTCACCACCAACAGCTGCGGCTCGGTGGACATGGCGGCCGGCGACTTTGTGCAGTCGGGCGGGGCCGGCGTGGCGCGCACCACGACCGTAGGCGCCAAGGCCATTACGCTGGGCGCAAGCTCTGGCGCTGGCCCGAACCTGCACATTGCCGTGGTGGACAGCGTTTCCAGCGCCGTGCTGCTGGTGACCGACGAAACCAGCGATCAGGTGCTGACCAGCGGCAACACCTTCAACGTGCCGGCCTGGACCTACGTGGTCGGCCAGCCGACCTAAAGGATTGAATCATGCCAGCACCAATCGCAAATTTTGTACAACTGCCTCTTGATACCGGTAACACCGGCAAGAAGAAACGCTCGCAGACGAGAGTTGTCGGGGCAGACACTGTTCACGAGGACTTTGTTATCCTGACTTCCAAGGATTCAAAGACGGGACTCTACCGTGCGCATTCTGGTATCTTGACAATTCCAACTGCTGCACATAACGGCACTACTACAGGTCACCTGTGGTTTTTCAACCCTGTTGGCAATGCTGTTAAAGCGCGTCTGCGCCGCTTGCGCGAAACAGGTCAAGTTGTATCAGGTGCCATTGACCTGACTGCTCCTCGCCAGTTGTTCAACTTGTTCACTTTCACTGGTACGCCGTCTGGTGCAACCATAACACCAGCCAAGCGAGATTCCACTGATTCTGCTGCTACCTGCACACTGCGAACAGCTTCAACTGGTGCAACTGTTACTCTAGGTGCAACTTTCCGCCACACTGCGGTTCCTGCAATCAACGCCACTCTTGCCAGTGCAACGGTTCAGGTGACACTCCCGCCGTGTATCTATCCCCCCTTTGACCCAGACGAAGAAGAATGTCCAGTATTGCGTCCCGGTGAAGGCGTTGTGCTTTGGTCGGCTGACGCCAGCACTACCGCTAACCGCAGATTCTTTTCAGACTGGGCATGGGAAGAATTTGAGTAATCCATGGCTGAGAACGTCTGGGTCATACAGGACGGCCGTTCGGTTCTCGTTGAATTCGATGCGGCAGCGGTAGCGACTGCTTGGGGATGGTTCGGGGGTAGATCATCCGGCGAAGGCATGGCGTTCGCTACGCCAGAGGCCGAGTGGGCAAATCCAGCATGGTTGCGCGGCGGGCAGATGATCCAGGCCGCCGACGCGGGCGGCGGCGCCATCAACGGCGTGGTGGCCAACGCCAGCAGCGCCACCACCACCAGCACACCCACGGGCACCCAGGTTCATGTCGGTGCCGTAGCCGGCGCGACATCGGCCACCACCGCCAGCACCATCGCCGGCACGGGCACGCAGAACGGCCAAGTGGCCGCGGCGGCCAGCGCCACCACGGCCAGCACGCCCACTGCCACGCAGACGCACCAGGGTGCGGTAGCGGCGGCAACCAGTGCGACAACCCTTTCCGCGCCCGCAGGATCTGGCGGCGCCGCCGGCATCGTTTCCCCTGCATCGAGCGCGACCACGGCGTCCACCGTGGCCGGCACCCAGGTGCACAGCGGCGCGGTGGCGCCGGCATCGACGCCCACCACCCTGAGCGTATTCGCAGCTACGCAGACGCACCAGGGCGCCGTGGCCCCTGCAGCTAGCGCCACCAGCCTGTCGGCACCGGCCGGCACGCAAGTGCACCAGGGCAGTGTTGCCGGGGCCACCAGCGCCACCAGCCTATCAACCCCGGCTGGCTCAGGCGGCGCGGCCAGCGGCATTGTCTCGCCACTGTCTACAGCCACCACGCTGGACGCGCCGGCCGGCACCCAGACGCATCAAGGGGCGGTTTCGGCAGCCACCAGCGCCACGGCCATGGGCAGCGTGCAGGGCACGCAGATCCACGTGGGTCAGGTAGATGGCCTGACGAGCGCGACCGCCCTGAGCCCTGTGCCAGATCTGCCGCCCGTCACCGAGCCCCAGCTCACGCCCAGCCAGGCCGGCATTGGCGGTGGCCCCAGCGCGCAGGTGCCCCTGTCTGACTGGCTGCGCCGCCTGGCCCCGCAGGCAGAGGCCGCACCCGCTGCCCCGCGCCCGGCCGCACGCCGCCGCCGCGAAGAAGAAGCCCTGCTGTAGCCCGCACCCGCGCCAGGCTGGGGCCGTGCACACGCCTGCACGGTCTTTTTGCAAAGTCGTCTCAATTTGCCCTATTTGAGACAGCCGCATTTTCATAACCTTGCGGGCATGAAGTTGCTCGACGTTCTCACCGCACCCTGGGCCATCCAGCCTGCCAAGCTGCTCGAGATCCAGGCCATCTATGCCACGCACCTGCGTGGCGACAAAATCGACATCGCCGCCGTCGAGCAGCGCCTGGGCCGCCCGCTGGACAACCAGGCCAAGGCCTACGACGTGATCGACGGCGTGGCCGTCATCCCCATGGAAGGCGTGCTGGCCAAGCGTGCCAACCTCTTCATGCAGATCTCGGGCAGCACCAGCACCCAGCTGCTCGAGCGCGACTTGCGCGCCGCCCTGGCCGACAGCGCGGTGCACAGCATCATCCTGTCCATCGACAGCCCCGGCGGCAGCGTCGACGGCACCATGACCCTGGCCAACGCCGTCAGCCAGGGCAAGGCCACCAAGCCCATCGTCACCCTGGCCAGCGGCGTCATGGCCAGCGCCGCCTACTGGATCGGCAGCGCCGCAGACGCCGCCTACATCACCGACGGCACCACCCAGGTGGGCAGCATCGGCGTGGTGGCCACGCACACCGATGTCTCGCGCCAGCAAGAGGCCGCCGGCATCAAGACCACCGAGATCTTCGCTGGCAAGTACAAGCGCATCGCCAGCAACTACGCCCCGCTCACCGACGCCGGGCGCGCCACCATGCAAGAGCAGGTGGACTACTACTACAGCCTCTTCGTCGGCGCCGTCGCCCAGCAGCGCGGCGTGTCTGAAGAGCAGGTGTTGAAAGACATGGCCGACGGCCGGGTCTTCATCGGGCAGCAAGCCATTGCGGCCGGGCTGGTGGACGGTGTCTCCACCCTCGAAGCATTGGTCCTGCAGCTCAACCAGGACCGCAGCCGCGGCGCCCGTTCCCTGCGCGCCGGTGCCGCTGCGCAGCTCTCGCAACCGAAGGAAACCACCATGCCCATCACCCGTGAACAACTCGCGGCCGAAGCGCCCGACGTTCTGGCCGCTATCCTCGCCGAAGGCCAGGCCGCCGGCGCCAGCGCCGAGCGCGCGCGCATCCAGGCCGTGGAAGAGCAGCTGCTGCCCGGCCACGAAGCCCTCATCAATACCCTGAAGTTCGATGGCCAATCCACCGCCGGTGACGCGGCCCTGGCCATCAACGCCGCCGAGCGCACCCAGCGCACCAGCCGCGCCGGTGCGCTGCAGGCTGAAGCGCCCACGCCCCTGCCGCTGGCCCCCGTGGCATCCGTCACGCCCAGCGCTGCTGCCGGTGACGCACCCAGCCGCGCAGACCTGGACGCCAAGGCCCGCGCCTACATGGCCGACCACCCCGGCACCGAGTACGTGGCCGCCTACAAAGCCGTCGGCGGCAAGTAACCCCGAAACACCCCCTGAAAGGAAATCATCATGGCATCCGGTTCTGTAGAAGTTGTCAGCCACTCTGTCGTGGCCACCGCCGCCCTCACGGCGGCACGCGCCGTCACCGTTGCGGGCGCCGTGCCCGCCGCTGCCGCTCGCTGCCTGGGCTTTGCCAAGTTCAGCGGCGCCATTGGTGAGCGCGTGAACGTCGCCATCCTGGGCACCACCGTCGCTGAAGCCGGCGCCGCCATCACGGCAGGCGCGGCGCTGGAGCTTGACAGCTCGGGCCGCGTCATCACCCGCTCGGCCGGCGTCACTGTGGGCCACGCCCTGCAGGCCGCTGCCGCCCTGGGCGACAAGATCGAAATTCTGATGATCCCCAACTGAGCCCGCTCAGTTCATCAGCACCCCCACCGAACACACCTGAAGGAAGCAAATCATGCCGCAGATGTCCAACTCCGCCGCCCGCATCATCGACCCGGTCTTGACCGCCGTCGCCCAGGGCTACAAGCACCCCGACTTTGTCGGCAGTGCACTCTTCCCCTTCGTGCCCGTCGGCCAGCGCGGCGGCAAGATCGTGACGTTCTCCAAAGAGGACTTCATGCTCTACAACACCGGCCGCGCCCCGGGCCAGAACACCAAGCGCGTGCAGTACGGCTACACCAGCGGCAACTACGCGCTGGAAAGCCACTCGCTGGAAGGCACCCTGCCCATCGAGACCATGCAGGAAGCCATGGCCGTGCCCGGCATCGACGCCAGCCGCATGACCATCTTCAAGACGCAGAACATCATCGCTCTGCGCCTGGAAAAGCAGATGGCCGACATCGCCCGCACCGCCGGCACCTACGCCGCCGGCAACAAGATCACCCTGTCTGGCACCGCCCAGTGGAGCGACCTGACCACCGGCGTGAGCGACCCGATCGCCGTGGTCGAGACCGGCAAAGAGGCCGTGCGCAAGAAGGTGGGCAAGCGTGCCAACACCGCCGTCATGGGCGCCGCTGTGCTGGAAAAGCTGCGCCAGCACCCCAAGGTGGTCGACCGCATGAAGTACACCGGCCGCGACGTGGCCACGGTGGAGATCCTGGCCGCCCTGTTCGGCCTGGATCGCGTGCTGGTGGGTGACGCCGTGTTTGCCGACGACGCGGGCGTCTTCGCCGACGTCTGGGGCAAAGACATGGTCCTGGCCTACACCGAGACCGCCAGCCTGGCCGAGATGGGCACCCCCAGCTACGGCTACACCTACCGCCTGGGCGGCTACCCGGTGGTGGAAGAGCCCTACTTCGACCGCAACAGCAAGAGCTGGATCTACCCCGTCACCGACGAGGTGATGCCGGTGATTGCCGGCGCGGACGCGGGCTACCTCATCACCAACGCCGTGGCGTAAACGGCTGGCACGGGGGCGACATGAAAGTCAAGTTTCTGTCGCCGGTCTGGCACGACGCAGATCGGTTCCAGCCTGGCGACACCGCCGATCTGCCCAAGGCCGCGGCCGAGGCGCTGATCACCAGCGGTGCCGCCCAGGCCAGCGAGCCCCCGGAAGCCAAGCCCAAGAGCAAAGCCAAACCCGAAACGCAAGCGAGTTGAATCGTGGCCTTCACCGAAGACCTGTCCGTTTTCTTCAACGCCGCTGAGTTTGCAGTCAATGCAACACTCAACGGCGTTGCAGTGCGTGGCATCCCCGACAACACACCTGCAGAAACCCTGTCTGTAGACGGCACCGCCCCGCGCTTCACGCTGGCCACCGCCTCGGTGCCGGCAGAGCCGCGGGGCCTTGTGCTGGCCGTCACGGGCGGCGCCAGCTACACCGTGCGCAACTACCAGCACGACGGCACCGGCGTCACCAGCCTGGTGCTGGAGGCCGTCTAACCATGGCCCACGTCCGCAAGCAAATCCGCGAAGCCGCAGCCGCTGCCCTGGCTGGCTTGTCCACCACGGGCGCCCGGGTGTATCAGAGCCGGGTTTACCCGCTCAAAGACGCAGACCTGCCCTGCCTGCTGATCAACACCGACGACGAAGAGATCGCCGCGGACACGGGCGTCACCGCCCTGGTGCTAGAGCGCACCCTGCGCCTGAGCGTGCGCGGCGTGGCCCGCGCCACGGCCGACCTGGACGACGTGCTGGACGGCATTGCCGAGCAGGTTGAGCCCGTGCTCAACGGCGCCACCTTCAGCGGCAAGGCCAAGCAGACCGTGCTGGCCGGCATGCGCGTGCAGATGGAAGACACGCAAGACAAGCCCGTCGGCGTGATCGACATGGCTTTCACCGTCACCTATTTCACAGCCGGGTCTGCCCCGGGAACCGCCATTTAAAGGAGCACCACCATGGCAAACGTCAAACTCTGGTCGAACGTGCAGATCGCGGTTCAGTCCGCGCTCGGCGCCAACAAGACCATCACCGGCATCACCAAAGCCAGCCCGGCCGTGGTGACCAGCACCGCCCACGGCCTGAGCAACGGCGCGTATGTGCGCCTCTCGGTCCTGGGCATGAACCAGATCAACGACCGCGTGGTGCGCGTGGCCAACGTGGCGGCCAACACCTTCGAGTGCGAAGGTGTGGACGCCACCGCCTACGACACCTTCACCAGCGGCACGGCCAACGAAATCACCTTCGGCACCACGCTCTCCACGGTGACCGACATTCAGGTCAGCGGCGGCGACTTCGAGTTTGAAGACACCACCACCATTCACGACACCGAGAAGAGCCAGATCCCCGTGGCCAGCTCGCCCATCATCATCAACATGGGCAGCATCTGGGACCCGGCAGACGCCGGCCTGGTGGCGCTGAAGTCTGCATCCGACGCCCGCGCCAAGCGCGCCATGCGCATCACCTTCAGCGACTCCACCAAGTGGCTGTTCAACGGCTACGCCGGCGTTAGCCTTTCGCCCACCGGCAACGCCCAGCAGAAGGTGACCACGCCCATCGTGTTCACCGTGAACGGCCGCACCACCACTTACGCCACCTGATCCGGGGCCCCAAGCGTATGGCCCTGAACAAGGCAGACATCAAGCGCCCCGTGCTGCCCAAAGAGGCAGTGCAGGTAGACGAGCTGGGCGGCGAGGTGGTGGTGCGCGGCCTGCTGCTGCGCGAGCGCGTGGAGCTTTTCCACAGTGGCCAGAAGCAGTGGAGCGCGCGCATCAGCGAGATTCTGGCCGCCACCGTGCTGGACGCTGCGGGTGAGGCGGTTTTCACCGTTCAGGAGTGGGAAGAGTTTGGTGCCAAGCACTTCGAAGTCTGCGCCCGGCTGCTGGCCGTGGCCAACCGCCTGAGCGGCCTGGACGGCGAGGCCGACCGAAAAAACTAGCCGAGCAGCCGGAGCTTAGATTCCGGCTCAAGTTGGCCCGCGCCCTGGGCCGCACGCTGGAGGAACTGGCCACCAGCATGAGCGCCCAGGAGTACGGATTGTGGTGGACGCAATACGGCATGGAGCCGTGGGGAGAAGACAGGATGGACGTGGGTTTCGGGGTGGTGGCCAGCACGCTGGCCAACGTGAACCGCAAGGCCGGCTCGCCCCCGTTCGAGGTGAGCGACTTCACGCCCTACCTCAACCGCGCCGAAAAAGCCGCCCCCGAGCCCGAGGCGTCGCCCCTGCAGTTCATCCAGGGCCTGGAGCAAAAGCGTGGCTGAAGCTACCGCCCGCATTGTCCTAAGCGCCACCGACAAGACCGGGCAGGCGTTTTCCAGCGTCAATTCGTCGCTCAGCGGCCTGGCGCAGCAGGCCAGCGCAATCACCGGCCTGTTCGGCGCGCTCATTCCCGCCGCCTCTGTGGCGGGCGTTGCCTCTTACTTCAAGAGCATCAACGACGGGGTGGACGCCCTCAACGACCTGAAAGACGCCAGCGGCTCCAGCATCGAGAACATCAGCGCGCTGGAAGACGTCGCCGCGCGCACCGGCACCAGCTTCGACACCGTGGGCACCGCCCTGGTCAAGTTCAACCAGTTGCTGGGCGCCGCCACCGAAGACAGCACCCAGGCCAAGGCACTCAAGGCCATCGGCCTGAGCGCCGAAGAACTCAAGCGCATCGACCCCGCCGAGGCCTTGCGCCAGACCGCCGTGGCGCTGAGCAAGTTTGCCGACGACGGCAACAAGGCCCGCCTGGTGCAGGAGCTGTTTGGCAAGAGCCTGAAAGATGTGGCGCCCTTCCTGAACGACCTGGCCGAGCAAACCCAGCTCACGGCCAAGGTTACCGCCCAGCAGGCAGCCGAGGCCGAGAAGTTCAACAAAGAGCTTTTTGCCCTCAAGAAAAACGCCACCGACGCTGGCCGAGCCATCAGCGCAGACCTGGTAAGCGGCCTGAACAAGCTGGCCGCCAGCGTGCGCGAAAACGGCTTCTCCGGCATCTTCGGCGCCCTGCGCGATGACGATTACCTCAACAACGTCGATGTGGTCAACCAGACCAACAAGCTGCTCGACCTGGAAAACGCCATCACAAGTGCCAAGTCTCGCGGCGTTCTGGAGGGCAGCAAGTACCTGCAGAACCTGCGCCAGCAGCTTGAGCAGACCAAGCAGGCCCTGGAGACCGCGCGAAACTACCGCAAGGTGCTGGACGGCGCAGCAGCCGGGCCAGCGGGTGAGCGGGACACCGTTACCTTTGACCCCGCCGCCGCCGGCAAGGCAGAAGAGGCCAAGCGCAAGGCAGACGCCGCCGCCAAGAAGCGCGCCGAAGAGCTGCGCGCCGCCAACCGCGACATCAATGCAGCCATCAACGGCTCACTGGTTGAGTCGGTTGAGGCGTCTGTCCAGGCCGACTTCGACGCAACCCGCAGGGCTGCAGAAGATCAGATCAGGGCCCTGAAAGACGCCAGTAAAACGGAGCTGGAGCAGTATTTCGCTTTCATTGACCAGCAGCAGGATGACGCCATCCGGGAAGGCCAGGAGCTGATAACCCAGGCCGAGCAAGACGCCAAGCGCATGAACTCCATTGCGAGCGATCTTGGCTTCACGTTCAGCTCGGCGTTTGAGGACGCGATTCTCAGCGCCAGCTCGTTCCGTGACGTGCTGAACGGTTTGGGCCAGGACATCCTGCGCGTCATCCTGCGCCGCCAGATCACCGAGCCACTGGCCGGTGCTGTCACTGGCCTTTTCCCCTTTGCCGACGGCGGCATCATGTCGCCCAGCGGCCCGCTGCCCCTGCGCGCCTATGCCAGCGGCGGCGTGGCCAGCAGCCCCCAGCTTGCCCTGTTTGGCGAAGGCAGTATGAATGAGGCTTTCGTTCCCCTGCCAGACGGCCGGCGCATCCCCGTGAACCTGAACGGCGCGGGCGGTGGCGGCAGCAACGTGGTGGTGAACGTCATCGAGGCGCCAGGGCAGGGCGGCCAGCGCCAGACCCGGCAGGAGGGTGGCAACACCATCGTGGACGTGATGGTCGAGCGCGTGAAAAACGCCATGGCAGACGACATTGCCCGCGGCACGGGCGCCGTTTCCGCCAGCATGGAGCGCACCTATGGCCTGAACCGCGCGCCCGGGAGTTACTGAGCATGGCCACCTACCCCTCCACACTCCCCGGGCCGCTGGCCGCAGGCTACAGCCTGGCCCCGCAAGACCAGACCCTGCGCACCGACATGGATGTGGGCGCAGCCCGCGTGCGCCGCCGCAGCACCGCCCGGCTGGACCGGCTGCGCGTGGCCTTCACCTTCACCGACGCTGAGATGGCCGCATTTCGCACCTGGTTTGAAGACAGCGCCCAGGCCGCGGGTGGCTCAGCCTGGTTCGACATCACCCTGCGCATCGGCACTGGCGGCGCGGTGGCTGTAGAGGCGCGGTTTACCGGCCCCTACACCGCCGACCTGTCGGGCACCTACGGCACATGGCGCGTCACGGCAGAACTCGAGGTGCGCAATGCCTGACGCCACCCTGTCCCAAGCCATCCAGGAAGCCTACGCCAGCGCGCCGGCCAGCGAGGTGATTTACCACACGCTGGAATTCCGCCACGCCGCCTGGCCCGCGCCCATTCGCGTGGTGCAAGACGTGGCAAACCTCACCGCCACGCTGGAGGCAGACGCCCCCCTGAACCCGGCCGAGCCTGTGGTGTTCACCGGCTACGCGTTCCAGATGGATCTGCCCGAGCTGTCAGACAGCGCCAGCCCGCAGGTGACCATCACCATCGACAACGTGAGCCTGGAGATTGAAGACGCCATCAACGACGCACTGCTCACCACCGACCTGGTGCAGGTCACCTACCGCGCCTTTCTGGCCAGCGACCTGACGCAGCCCGCCAACGACCCGCCGCTGACGCTGTCGCTCACCGCCATCAATGCGGGGCAGTTCCAGATAACCGCCACCGCGCTGCTGGGCGACTTTGGCAACCGGCGCTTCCCCTTCGAGCAATACACGGCCACCCGGTTCCCCGGGCTGGTGAGGTAAGGCCATGCAGCACTGGGCCACCCAATACCTCGGCCTGCCCTGGCAAAGTGGCGCGCAGGGCCCCCATGCGTTTGACTGCTGGGCGCTGGTGCGCCATGTGCACAGTGCCCACTTCGGCCGCGAGCTGCCGGTGGTGGACATTGACGCGGCCAACACCGCCGCCGTGCGCCACACCTTTGCCAGCACGCCTATTTTCAGCCTGTGGGCACAAGTGCCCGCGCCGGCCGAGGGCGACGCCGTGGTGATGCACAAGGGCGCAGCCGCAGACCATGTGGGCGTGTGGGTGGGCGTAGACGGCGGCCGGGTGCTGCACGCCGCCCGCGGCGCTGGCGTGGTGGCCACCCCGCTGGACGCACTGCGCCGCCTGGGCTGGGGCCGCGTGAGCTTCTGGCGCTACACCGGGGGCGCAGCATGACGCAACACCGCCCGCGCCCCGCCCCCATGCAGGCCACCGTGGTGGTGTGCAGCAACCCGTTTGCCCCGGCACAAGGCATGCGCGCGCGCACCGTGCGCAACCGCCGCCGCAGCGTGGCCCAGCTCGCGCCGGCCACGCAGCAGCCCTTCATCTGCCTGCACAACGGCACGCCGCTGCTGCGCGAAAAATGGGTAACCACCACCCTGGCCCATGGCGATGTGCTGCAGTTCGTGACCCTGCCCCAGGGCGGCGGCGACAGCGGCAAGATCCTGCGCACTGTGGCGCTGATTGCCATCGTGGCGTATTCTGGCGGAGCGGCCACATTCCTGACGGGCACCACATCTGGCACCGCCTTTGCGTTTGCCAAGGCCGGCATCGTGCTGGCCGGCAGCATGCTGGTGAATGCTCTCATTCCCCCGCCGCGCCCGCCCGCTGGGCCCGGAAGCATCGCCGCACCCAGCCCAACCTACAGCCTGCAGGCCCAGGGC